GCGTCGAATCGAGTCGGTCGATTCCTTCTCGTCACCACCAAAGGCGGCCGAGTCGACAGAGATAGAGACGTTACTGTTACCCTGAATCGAATCCACGAGAGAAAAGATCGATGCACCGTTTGCCGCGGCCTTTTGCGTGACGAGATACTCGACACGAATCAGGTTTCCATCACCGAGTTGAGTACCGATGACGCCGTCACCGAACGTGAGTTCGAACAGTCCGTCAGGATTCTCTGAGATAAAGTATACGTTGGAGTCACTTGTGATCGAGGTAAGTTCCTTGGCCTCGGTGAACGTAGTAAACGTCGATGCATTCTGAGAATCATAGACCTCAACACGCAGAGTCGAGGTATCGACGTCGGCATCAGGAATCAGAATCTTTTCGTTCGACTGAACATCATATATCGTCTCAAGACTCTTAAACCTTCCCTGAAGAATCCGAACGTTTGTAAAGGTCGCCGTCTCGGTTACGTATTCCTCATCGGTAACGAATTCGTACGTCGCATTGTCGATCGTCGTCTTAAATCGAGTTCCACGAGAAAGAGTCAGCTCCTGCGACGAAGGATTGTTTACAGTTAGATCGATCTGAGCGATAGGAGCGGTCGCCGACCTCGGTGTGTATCCGAGCTGACGAGCATGACCTACGACCGAACCACGAAACTGAGCGGTGTCGAGAAACGTTTCGTTAAGACCAATGTTTGCATTGATCGCATTGTAGTGAGTGACGTATGCAAGCAGGTCGATGACGGAGGTAATCGCCGATCCCTCAAAATCGTAGTCCTGCAGAGTATCCTGTGACTCTAGATAGGTCCTAAGATTCGAACGTATTGACTCAAAGTCAATCTCCGACACATTGAGTCGTTTTGTCTCACTCATTATCTCAGTCTCTCTACTGAAAAGTTAACCGTTGTGACCGTCTGTTCCGGTGACCTAATCTGAAACTCCACCGAAATGTCAATTGAATTTCTATCGGGTTGAGCGTTCACATCGACGTTAAGAACTCGTACTCGCGGCTCGTAGTTTCTAAGAGCACCGCGAATGTCTTCATCGATGAGCTGTTTTACGATCGGATCAAAGTTTTCAAATAACTGATTCGTAATGTTGGATCCGAAGTCTGGATCAAACGGCCGCTCGCCCTTATTCGTCAAAAGAATGTTAACGACCGATTGTTTAATCGCCTGCTCGTCTCGCTTTAGAGCTATGTCACCCGTGTTTGGATTCGCTCTGAATCCAAAGTCAATGTCGACGTAGCGACGCTCTCTTGCGACTGTTTCTTCTAATGCCATACTGTTATTTATACTATGTTACTGACCTATTGCTGCCTTATTGGCCGCACCCGGTTCAAGTTCTCCGGTGTATCTACCGGCGATCTCAACTGCGTTCTTAATGCTTTCTGTTGGAAATCTTGGTATGGTCTGAAAATCTGATAGACCAACCTTCGTCTGAAAGAATGCGTCCTCGGCTCTTTCGGGTGGCTGAGCAGGAGTTTCTGCCGGCGCTCCAAGATCTATGACCGCTTCTCCTGCCTTAACGATATTCGGAATATCCTTACAGAGGTCGAGAGGCGTGTTGAGAGGATCCTCGATGAATCGCTGTACGTTCTCTACGACTCGATCAATCGCGGGTCCTGCCGCCTGATATGCGGCCGCGATCGCTAGGAGTTGAGCGACCGTGCCGGCAGGATTCGCAAGAGCCTCCTGTGTCAACAGATTCTTAATGTCCTCCTGCAGTCTTCTTTCGACCACACCAGGCTGATTCTGAATCGTATCGGCCAGTGTTTCGACATCGCTCGCGAACTGCTTTACCTGAGAGATCGCATTCTTACCACCGACGACGGCCTCTCTGATTTGATTCTGTACATCGGTGATCTGATTGACCAGACCGTTCTCACCACACAGTTGATCGAATATATCAGCCATATCAATTATCCATTAGCAAATACATTTGGAGAACCAAAGATCATATTACCCGCATCCGCAGAGTCACCTATTCTTCCAACCGGTATACCCTCGATAAAAACATTCGGCGATCCGGCATTAAGATTCGCCACATGAGGAGCACACGGAGGATCAGGCGGAAATGGATGCGAAACCGTCGGCGCACCTACGACCGCAGCAAGTATACCGTTCGCATAGACGGATCCCTGATTTGCACCCGCCAGAGTCGTGGTGCCAACGCACCCGTGTCCGGTAGTCAGTGTATCTCCAATTCTAACGACGGCCGGCATCTGTATTCTCCTATGGATTCAGGTCGATTCGCGGACCGATGATCGTTACGTTACCGCCGGCGGTGATATCAAGAGTCGATCCAATCTGAGTATTCTGTAGACCGCCGATAGTCTCAAGCATGTTCGAATCGGTATCGAACTCAATGTTTGCGACCGACTCGAATCGATGTTTGCCCTCGGTGGTGATCAGTCTTTGACCAACAGTAAGAATCGACTCGTTACCCGTCGTTACGATCGAGGAGTCCGCAGTAATCGTCTGTGATCGATTACCCTTTACGACGAGGTCCGATGTACCACCAATGGTCTCAGTATGATTCGAGTCGACGAGAATCGTCTGATTGCCACCGCAATGAAACGAGTGTTTGCCAAAGATGTTCGTTGCCTGATCCGCACCGATCTCGATCATATCGTTCGACTGAATCTTTGTCTCGCGATTACCACGCACGAACTGATGATAGTTACCCTCGACCTCGAGAGTGTAGTCACCCTCGACGAGTTGTCGCATGTTACCCTCAACGGTCAGATTTAGATCACCTTGAATATGAATGTTCTGATCCTTCAGCGTGATGTGATAGCCGTCACCGACGATCTTGACCGTCGTGGTTCCATCGTGTAGGATCTCACGATAGGATCCGGACTGATGAGTCTCTGTGATTCGAGTATTGTCACTGGTCGAATCGTACTCCTCGATCATTCCTGCCTCGAACTCACGAACCGAGTTGTACGGATACTTAGAGTCCTGCGAACCACGCAGATCGAGTTCGTCGTATGTCGATCGCTCGTACTCCTGATCGGGCACGGTGGCCGACACCGTCGGAACGGCGTATTTCTTTGCCTTGGGTATCTCTGTGATACGATTCGCTTTTCGAGCCTCGTACGACGGATGTTCGGTCCATCGATCCTCATCGGTAACGAGTGATAGATTCGAATCGGTTTCGTCCTGACTCGTCCACCGAGGATACACGCCAAACGGATCAGAGAATCCCTTCTCGTAGTTTGGTATCTCGTCATCGATTCCTGGAATCGAACCGATCACCAGAGGATCCTGAAGATTGTGATCCATATACATCACAACGACCCAGGTACCCTCGACGAGTTGCGAGAGAGGAGCACCGGATGTCGATGTATTCGCCGGCTGCATAACGAACGACCACGGAAGTGAATCGATCGGAACGTCTGACTTACGATCGTCGGAGTGAACGTTGATCACACGGACACGAACTCTTCCTAACTTCTGTGGATCATTACGATCCTCAACGACTGCAATGTAGAACTGATTCATCATATTATTACTATAACTCGGGTATCATCGGTGATGGATTTACTGGACTCAAACGAGAGGTACTACCAAACTGTAGAACAAGATTCGCATCCTCTCCGACTCCGTCACGAATAAGTTCGACCGACATCGTATACTCGCCGTCCTTGATGTAGTGACGAAGTGACGCAACAATGTACTTACCGGAGTTGACCTCGTCTATGTCTTGATCGTCCGGTGTCAGCGTAGGAGAAAAGAGCGGAAGAACGTAGTCGACGGTCTTACCTACACCAAAGGGTTCACCGGAATCAAGAGTGTATGCGATCGAGTCCATGTAGACCTTTACGACTGAATTCGCATGACGGTGCATATAGGAGTTTAGAATCGAGAGGTCGAGATCATCTATCGTGCTTAAATTCGGTGGTTCGGAGTGAAAGGCGTATTGATTACGAAGAAGATAGTAGTTCTTTGTATCGGTGATTTCGTTTACACTTACACCGCCGACGGTAAACTGATCCGTAATCCACTCTCCCGCAATGGTCGGAGCACTCTGTTTGAAATCGAACTCTGCCTTCTGATAACTACGTCTGGATGGATCCACGATGGTTACCGTCGATCCGTACGCACCCTTGTTCAATTGGTCATAGGTATTATACGCGCGCGAGATCGTAGTGTCGTATACCGTTCCTCTTTCTTCAAGAGAATTGTCCGTAGCGAATCCGTCCTGCGATCTGTTCGCGGGTTTGGTCGGTCGAATCTCTGTGACTGGATCCTTAGCGTACATCGAACCCAGGGACTCGAGGCGAATCTCGTCGCCATAGAGCGAGTCATAGACGAACATCGGTGTGTCGTCCTCCGCCAGGACGTTCTTACGAATCATGTCCGCGGCCTGCAGTGGTTTCATATACGGAAACACCACCGAGTGTGAGGTCTTTGCTCTTACGACCGAATTAATCTGAGTGTCGAGCTGATCGGCATATATGCTTGAGATGATCTCGTCACCTCGACCACGATACGCCTTTGAGAATAAAGAAGTGGCGTTCTGCATCTGTACACGCGACGTGATCGTGAGTTCGTACACTCCGTATCCATCGACCTCACGAGAGATGTTCGAGACCTTTGTGATAAAGAACTCGCGAACGGTAAGTTCCTCGTCACGTTCCCACTGTACTCGAATCTTTTCTTGACCGACGAATGGAAACTCAGAGATCATTCTTGAGTTATCAACGACGGTGATGTCGCCATGAATGTACGGAAAGTAGATCGATTCGTACAGTGACAGCTCCAGAATCGTGCCAGAGATATCAAAGAGTTTACCGTCGGTCGTCTGAATCTCTACAAGAAATCCACCGATGCCTCGAGGCGATACACTTAGAAGTTGTCTCTCATCACTACTCATACTACTCTTCTACGATTCATCTCACGTTCGAACTGTTTTGCCACACTGGTGATGTGCTCGTTACGAATGACCTTGATACGTGTTCTATCGTCATTACGATCGCGCTCCTGCTCCTCGATCGTAATGGGTGTACCGTTATAGAACGGAACGGAATTACCGTCTGTATCGATATGATTGGCCGGAGCCTTATATGCCGGAGCAGTTCCTGAGACCACCACCTCATCAAGGCTGGTCGAACCCGTGGCGGTAAACTCTGTGTTCGTAGGAACGGCCGACGCGTCAATCGGATCGATCTGCAGATAACCACGAGTCGGATACTTAGCGATCAAAGTACCGAGTGTCGTTCCGTTGAACTGAATCTCCTCTGAGATCGTAAACTTACCGAACAACTCTTGATCGTCTCGAATTAGCAGTGCAGTTCCTGGATACTTGCGAGAAAGAAACTCTGTAAGTTCGTTGGTCGACTTTGGAAGATCACGCCATGTATTCACAATGCTCGTATTCAGAATCGGAATGGTCCAGTAGTAGTCGGTCGTACCGTATAGATCGTATGATATAGAGTCCAGGCGTTGATCCGGTCTGGCGTTATAAAATGTATAGAACGATATGTCGTCGGCGATTCTTGAAAAGATCGCGGTGTACAAAGAAATGTTTGTGACACTCTTGATTACATTCCTGGAAAAGATGTAATCATCCTTACGAAACTTATTGAAATACGGCATAACGATTAGAATCCTTCTTCGACCAAAGAACGTGAGATCGGTCGAAGTTCCGTAAACGAGAGTTCCAACGTCGTCTCGACCGGTTGGTTACCGTTCGTAAAGTAGGACATCGAGTTGGGATTGTACGTCACACTTACGCCGGTGCATGCGAGTTCCGGCATACGTATGATGTCGTCCGGTGACTGCTGATACGATATCGAGAACGTATCGGGAAACTGATATTCAAGCGAATCGAGCTCGACTGGATATGCGGCCGCTCGAAAGAATCGAATGATACGAGGAACGACGTCCGCCTCGGTCTCTGACTGCGGCACAAAGGTGAATGAGAACGAGAAGGATCTCATGCCGGGTGACTTAAAGAGCATGAACTCCTGTGGATTTGGAACTCTCTGGTTTGCTCGATTGTACACGTCACCGGCACCGGCCAGTGTCGCGCCGGCTCGAGCGCCGACACCTCCTACGGCTCTTGCGCTCTCGACCAACTTTTGAACACTGTCGTTGGTTACTCCACCACTTGCGAACTTATCGATCAGACCACCGATTAGACCAAGCTGACCCGTATCGTAGTTCAGTTCGTCGGCGACGGTATGACCGACGGGAAAGTACAGACCCACCGAATCTCCGGTCG